CAGTAGCAGCTTACACAATGGCACAAGGACTGCCTTTATCGGAAGAAGATAGAGGTCGAATGAAGAAAGCACAGGCTAGGATAATGGAGGCAGTTAAATATGTCGGATAATATTTTTGCAATAGCGGAACGACTGTACGAAGATCGTCAAATAATCAAGTCACAAGATATTGATGTTGAGAAGTATCTAAAGAACAATGATTTATCGGCACAGGTTAAATCTGCTAATAGCTGGCTAGACGAGATTTACCAAAACTATACTGATCCTCAAAAGACTGACGATGCTGTAATGCCGTGGATTAAAACTCACTCAGACGTTAAATTTAGGCTAGGTGAAGTGACAGTCTATGCAGGTAGCAATGGCGGTGGCAAGTCTTTAGTCACAGGGCAGATAGCGTTAGGTTTAGTAAAACAGAACCTAAAGGTATGCATTGCCTCATACGAAATGAAACCTGTAACTACCATTGTCCGTATGTTGCGTCAGTTTGCTGGTGAGAATATCAATGTACCGTTAACTCACGACAAAGAAGGCTACATTCGTGGTGTTTTAGGACGGTTTACTAATTTCATTGACGAGAATCTTTATCTTTATGACCAACAAGGTAGCACCACTCCACAGAAAACGATAGCAATGGCAAGGTATTGTGCTGTTGAGTTAGGCATAAAACATATCTTCATTGACTCATTAATGAAGTGTGTGGTCGCAGAGGACTCATTAAATGAGCAAAAGTCATTCGTTGACGAGCTTTGTGCATTGGCTAGAGACCATCACGTACACATCCATTTAGTTCACCATATCCGTAAGTTGCAGTCTGAGGAGATACAGCCTTCTAAGACCGATTTAAAGGGTTCTGGATCGATCGCTGATCAGGTGGATAACGTGTTCTTAGTCTGGCGTAATAAGAAGAAGGAGAACGCTCGTAGGAACAATGAGGACTATGACGAGAAGCAGCCTGATATGTTTCTAATGTGCCAGAAGCAAAGGAACGGTGAAGCTGAGGAGTTTTATGGGATGTACTTTGAGCACAACAGCCAGCAATTCGTAGACAGTTTGGGTGGTCAGCCTATAGACTTTGATAATCGTGGGAGCTTTCGTGCATGAGTTGGCTCTTTTCGCAGGTGCTGGTGGAGGAATACTTGGGGGAAAACTTCTCGGATGGAGAACAGTCTGTGCCGTTGAATGGGAACCATATCCAGCAAGCGTACTTGCAGCCAGACAGAATGACAAAATTCTCCCGAGTTTCCCGATTTGGGATGACGTTCAAACCTTTGACGGAAAGCCGTGGAGAGGAATTGTTGACGTTGTATCTGGCGGGTTTCCATGTCAAGACATCAGCACAGCAGGAAAAGGAGATGGTCTTGACGGAGAGCGAAGCGGAATGTGGCGAGAAATGGCACGGATTATTGGCGAGGTACGACCAACATACGCATTCGTGGAGAACAGTCCAATGCTCGTTACTAGAGGACTTGAACGAGTCCTTGCAGACCTTACCAAGATGGGGTATGACAGTCGGTGGGGAGTTATATCTGCTGCAGACATTGGTGCAAACCACAGACGAGAGCGAATCTGGATTGTCGGAAAAACACAGTCTGCCTACACCAACTTGCAACCCACATATGCCGAACAAGAATGCAAATACGAAAGGTCCGAAAAATCTAGTAGAGGTGGCAGAAGGCAAATGGGAACATCTAATGCCGAAACAGAAATTGCCGACTCCGAGATCGTGTTCAGCAATGGCAGCAACATTGACAGACAAAGGCGATCGATTCCCAAATTTGGAAACTGTTGTTGCTCGTATGGACAAAACGACAGTTGGTGGCAAACTGAACCCGATGTGGGTAGAGTGGCTGATGGGGTGGACGCTAGGGTGGACAGACTTAAAGCCATTGGTAACGGACAAGTGCCATTGTGTGCAGCAACAGCGTGGAGAATCCTAAGTGCCTGATAACAGCGAACTACACAGGCATCGATGCGAAGTAAGGCAGGTATTAAAGTGGCGTACTCAAGATAGAAACAAAGCCATCGAATACTTGTCTATTGTCCGCAATAAGCGCGGAGATAGAACGGCTCAACTATTGGAAAAAGATTGCAGGGAACAATGGACGCTTGGAAATCGTGGGGATGAAGGGTTATGGATATGAATGCAAATAGTGAAGAAATTATTCGTCTTGCAATAGAACATGGTGCTAGATGGAAATATTATACGACAGTAGACATAAAATTTACAAAAGATGACCCGCCGTGTTTATCAAGTTTTGTATTTAGTTATAATGAATTATTAGAGTTTGCTTTAACAATTATCTCGCAAAAAAATAATGAAGCAATTAAAGAAGTGCAGAATGAGCGCAAGGAATGTGCAAAAATATGTGGAAAGATTGCAGATGCACATAATGTTATTGAGGCAAATGGTGCGATGCGATGTTATAACGCTATTCGCGCAAGGGGATGTTAATGGAGAATGGAAATGAACGATAACCAGAAAATTTATGATGCAATGTTAATTAAAGCATTTAGAAATGATGTAAATATGTACACACTTAGAGCATGGCTAAAGCCATACAATTTTGATATTAACGATGGGTTAATGAAACGATGCCCTAATCCAATTTATTATCCATTGCGAGTAAGAGTTATGGTTGCAACTTTTATGAAAAAATTATCTGATAGGTTATGGGATACAGAAAAAAAAGATGACATTAAAACTCTTAGATGGATGGATTGTATTGAACTAGGAAAGCATAATTACAAAGTTGAGTCTGAAATAACCAATCTAAAAAGAAAATCAACTAATAGCAGAAGAAGGCAAGGATTTTTGTCTGGAAATATTCAGGCTCAAAAAGCAAATAATCAATGGAATGTAACTAAATGACGTACAAAAGAGTAGATACAAATCAGACACAGATAGTAAAAGCTCTGCGTGATATGGGTTGTACTGTTGAGCACTTACATGCAATAGGCAAAGGCGTACCAGATATTATCGTAGGATTTAAAGCTAGAAATTTCTTGCTTGAGATCAAGGACGGTGATAAAAAGGTACTTACTCCAGATCAATTTAATTGGCACAGACTCTGGAAAGGTCAAGTTAATGTAGTTACAAGTATTGACGATGCTAAAAATTTAATATGGAAACTATCAGATGAATATCGATCCAAACGAAGCGATTAACTTTATGATTAAGAATGCTGAGGCTTATGCACAAGCTAAGGCTAATGTGGTGTATTTGACCGAATACAGAAAGACGGTTAAGGCTATTGGTTTTCAGCGTAGCTTAAAGAATACGATGGCTGACAAAGAGGCAGATGCCTATACTACGGTTGAGTACGCTACCTGCGTAGAAGGGCTTAGAGAAGCCGTTGCTGAGGCAGAGCGATTACGTTGGATGCTTGTTGCTGCTCAGGCTCGTGTTGATTGCTGGCGGTCGATGGAAGCGTCGAATCGTTCTGTTGAAAGATCGACCTCGTGAACGGATCAAATGTTTCCTCGTCGAATAGCAGCCACTCGTCTGCATCTTCATCAAAGTACATCCAGACACCGGCTTCTCTATCGTATTTCCAGATGACACCATCATCATCCATTTCCATGAGTTCAACTTCTTCAGCCTCAAACCAGAAATCTTGACCATCGATAGATATACCGTACATAGCAGCCTCCAAGTTTGGAAAATAGTAGCAAACTTAAATGTAATTTACGTTAATAGGGAGCAAAAATATGAATAAAGTTTATTGCGATAATTGCAACTGGATTGGCGATGCTGATGATGTACTAAAGGCACGTTGCGAAATGGTATTTGCTGACCCTGTGGATGTGTGTCCAAAATGCAACCATCCTGAGACAATATCGTCAGTTAAATCGTTATGGAGAAAGCGTCAAATTGACCAAAGATCAGAAGAAATACCTGTCTAAAGTAGCTAATTTAGGTTGTATAATTTGCACTAGGCTAGGGTATGCAGGGACTCCTTCTGAGATTCACCACGTTAGAGGTTTAGGCTTGGGGATGGGAGTAAGGAGTTCGCATTACGATACGTTACCGCTTTGTCCTGAGCATCATCGGGGGAATACCGGATACCACGGAATGGGACGTAAAGCCTTTGAGCGTCAGTACGAAACGACTGAGCATGAATTACTTAAACAAGTTAGGGAAATGCTAAATGATGAAGAAATCGAAAGCAGCTAAGAAGGTTGCTAAAGTCATGGGTGAGTTTAAGGATGGCACATTGCACTCAGGCAAAGGCGGTGCTGTAGTTAAGTCTAAGAAACAAGCCGTAGCCATTGCGCTTAGTGAGGCAAAGATGCCTATGCGCGGTCAACGTACAGCTAAGAACAAGGCTAAGAAATGAAGGGCGTACCACATTACTTGCCTAATGGAAAACTTTATACTGGGGCTACCCATAAGGTTGGTAAAGTTTTAATGACAGGTGCAAAGCATACAAAGACTAGCCAAGTTTTAACACACACTAAACCCAAAGGCACAAAATGAAAACTGGACTATACGCAAACATTGCAGCAAAGAAAAAACGTATTGCTGAAGGTAGCGGAGAGAAGATGCGTAAGGTAGGCGCTAAGGGTGCTCCATCAAAAGCTGACTTTGTGGCTGCGGCTAAGACTGCTAAACCTGCTAAGAAAGCTAAGAAGAAATAATGGCTGCGGCATGGACAAAGAAGGCTGGCAAGAACCCTAAAGGTGGGCTTAACGAGAAAGGTCGTAAGTCTTATGAGGCTGCTAACCCCGGCTCTGACTTAAAGGCTCCTGTTAAAAGTGGCGATAACCCACGTAGAGCGTCTTTCTTGGCTAGGATGGGTAACATGGATGGTCCTGAGCGCAAACCTAATGGTGAACCTACTAGACTGCTTCTAAGCCTACAGGCATGGGGAGCTAGTTCAAAGGCTGACGCTAAGAAGAAGGCTGCTGCAATATCCGCTAGAAATAAGAAGAAATGATTCCAAAGACGTTAAATCTAGGCTCTGGCAAGGATTGGAAGGATTCATACTTTAACGCTGACATATTGCTTAGAGTCAATCCTGATTGGTGGTGCGATATATCTAAGGTTGAGTTTGGCACTACTATCGACAGTCCTAGATTTGGCAAGGTAGAGATAACAAAGGGAATGTTTAAAACAATCGTCGCAAATGACGTTTTAGAGCATATACCTGACTTAGTGGCTGCAATGACTAACTGCAAGGACTTGCTAGAGGTAGGTGGTGAGTTTCACATTAACGTACCGTATGAGCTAAGTCTCGGTGCATGGCAAGACCCTACCCACGTTAGAGCGTTTAACGAGAATAGCTGGCTATATTACACAGAGTGGCATTGGTATTTAGGGTGGCAGGATAGATTTAACCTATCGTCAATGGAGTTCAAGCTGTCAGAGTTTGGTCAGGAATTGATGGACAAAAACATTCCCGATCAGGAAATTATGCGTACTCCTAGAGCAGTAGATTCTATGAAGGTGGTTTTGTGCAAGCAATCGTAATCGCTACTGTAAATAGTCCGAGTATTTACGTGCTACTGGAAAGTATTAATCAATATGCAAGAGAATTGCCAATTTACATTAGTGCAGATAATTTGGAGTTGTGGGGAGAAGTTAGAAAGAGACTTGGCAACGATAGAGTCGTGTTCAGACCAAATATTTCTGCCAATTTCGGAGATGCGTATAATCAGATTGTCTCCTATGCCTTTAATACAGGGCATTACGATTCACTAATCATTGCTAATGACGATGTAGTATTGGCTCCCGATACTATTGAGAAGATGCAAGCGGATTACAAGTACGTCAGCAAGTCATTTAAGGTTGGATTCTTAGGTGCAAGATCAGATTACGTACTACCAGCACAGAATATACGAGTAGCTGAGGAAGATGACGTATTCTCAGCGTTAAAGTGGGAGAGCGAGTTACATATCAAGATGACTGATGTCATTGCTCCTATTTTTGCGGCTATAAGTAAAGAGGCATGGGATGTAGCACAATTCCCTAGCACTAATTGGTATTCAGACAATATAATATGTCATGACTTAGGCAAAGCAGGGTATTTCCACTTTGTTAGTCGTGGTTACGTTCATCATGCAGGAAGTCAGACGGTTGGGAACGACTTTGCTAAGTGCCATGAAGAACCAAGAGAGTGGATAAAGACTAACAGACCGGATATGTACGAGGCATTTTATGGCTGACGGATTACTAGCAAGTGGATTGAATTATATAGACCAGCAAAAACAGGCTTTAGCGGCTCGTTTAGGCTTGTTGATGAATAATCCACAGGAATTTGCTGCTCAGTTAGGTAGTGAGGCTCGTCAAAGGGCTGGAGTTGGTCTATTGGGCGAACCTAAGACTGCTCAGGATATGGCATCAGGTGCATGGATAAATAGTCCGTATGGTCAGCAAGCAATGCAAGCAGGTTCTGGTTTTGCAGGTACTACAGGTGGTAAGCCAACAACTAAAAATTTGTTTGAATCTGGCTGGTATCACGGTACTACTGGAGATGTTAAGCAATTTAGACCAGATTTATTAGGTGAGGCTACAGGTGCTAACAGCGCAAAGCAAGGATTCTTTTTTGCTCGTGATCCTATTGCTCCTCCTGTTGAATTAACGCAGAAATCAACTGATCCTAAATCTATAGAGTTTCTTAAAAAGTTAGGTAAGACTGACGAACAAATAGCTGCATTGAATCGTGTTTCTATGGAAGGTCATGGGGCGCATACTGCATCTGGCTATGCTCAGATTGGTGGAGACAGGGAATATAGAGAAGCAATGCGTAAGGCTTCAATTGCAGAAAAGCAAGGCAATTGGGCTGAATATGAAAAGCAGCAAACTATAGCAGAGCAATTTGCATTGAAAAGACTAAATGAAGGTCAAACATTAGTGGCAAAGCATGGAGAGACTAGAGATCAAATGCTTAATGATGTTAGTAAAGCATTAAAAATATCAATTCAAGATGCTTATGGTTCTGGTGGTGAAAAGACAGCATCAACATTGCCTTACGGATGGTTTAATGATCCTGCTAAGATAAGTGAAATTAGAAAATCATTAATTGGTAAAGCTGGTGGAGAACAAGCAATTAAGTCTATTGACACATTTAGGTCTGCTGTAGCTGAAAGATTGGCTGCTGATGCTCAAAGTGGTGCTAATGTAATGCCAATATCATTGCGCTATAAAAATCCAATGATGTATGACTTTAAAGGTAATGCATATAGAGATCAGACTTATAGTGATTTAGTACAAAAAGCTAAAGCTGGTGGGCATGATGCATTGATTTTAAGAAATACTTATGATCCGGGTGCAGGTACAGCTAAGTTAGTTGATGTAGGAGTAGTGTTTGATCCTGCACAGATAAGGTCTAAGTTTGCTAAATTTGATCCGGCAAAGATAAATTCACCAGACATATTAGCCGCAGGAATTCCATTCGGATTGCTTGCAGGTACTAATGTAGAGATGCCTAAGAAAGAGAAACGTAAGTAAGCATGACATCCAGAGGATAATGCAAAAATGGAAATACAAGACAGCAAAATAGAGCAAGAAAGTCCTGAAAATTACCCTACATTAACTAATGCAGGTAAGGGTAGACCTAAAGGAGCAGTTAATAAGTCAACAGCCGTAGTAAGAGAGGCTATTGCTAACCTACTAGAGCGCAATGCTCCTAATATGGACAGATGGCTTAATGAAGTGGCTCAAGACGATCCTTATAAGGCACTTGATCTAATGAATAAGCTAAGTGAATACCATATACCTAAGCTGGCAAGGACTGAAATAAGTGGCGTTGATGGTGCTCCTCAGCAGCACGTGGTTACATGGCAGAAGTAATCGAGATCGCTTATAAGCCACGTGAGCAGCAAAGGCTGATTCATGAGGCTATAGACAAGCACAGGTTTACAGTAGTGGTTGCACATCGTCGTATGGGGAAGACTATGTGTGCGTTGAATCACGCTATAAAGGCTGCAATTGAGTGCCAGAAACCTAACCCTAGATTTGCTTACATAGCTCCTACTTATGCTCAATCGAAACGCGTGGCTTGGGATTACCTGCTGGAATTTACTCGTCCTCTTGGGGCTGTGGCTAATATCAGCGAGCTTAGAGTTGACTTTTGGGGTAGGCGCATTAGTTTGTACGGCTCTGATAATGCTGATAGCTTGCGTGGGCAGTATTTCGATGGCGTTATCCTTGACGAGATAGGCGATCAAAACCCTAAGATATGGAATGAGGTTATACGTCCTGCACTAGCTGACAGGAATACAGACGAGGCTCCTACGTGGTGCTTATTCATTGGTACGCCCAAAGGACGCAACCATTTTGCAGAGTTCAGAGACAGGGCTAAGACTGCTGAAGGTTGGGCATTACTAGAGTTTAAAGCTAGTCAGACAGGCATCATTGCTGAGAAGGAGCTTTGGGCTGCTCGTAAGGAAATGGGCGATGATAAGTACAATCAAGAGTTTGAGTGTAGCTTTGACGCAGCCGTAGAGGGTAGCTATTATGGGCAGATTATCAACGATCTTGAGGCGAAGAACCGGATCACCACTATCGAGCCTGATGACTTATGTAAGTCTTATGTTGCTTGGGATTTGGGGATTAGCGATTCTACTTCTCTGTGGGTTGCTCAGGTGGTTGGAAAAGAAGTACGTCTCATTGATTTTACGGAGAACCACGGAGTCGGTCTGGACTACTATGTACGCTGGCTCAAAGATAACGACTACGAAGGCTTCACGCAATTCCTTCCTCACGATGTGGAAGTAAGAGAGCTAGGCACAGGAAAGAGCCGTAAAGAGGTTTTGCAGGAAGCTGGATTGGATATAACAGTTGCACCAAGATTAAGTATTGCAGACGGTATACAAGCCGTTAGAAGGCTATTGCCGCAATGCTGGTTCGATCATAAGACTAAGCAAGGCTTAGATGCGCTTAGGAACTACCGTAGAGAGTACAACGAGAGACAGCAAGTGTTCTACGACAAGCCATTACACGATTGGTCTAGCCATGCAGCAGACGCATTTAGGTACTTAGCAATAAGCCTTGACCAAGACGATAGTTCATGGCAGTCAGAATTGCCCATTAACACAAAATGGATTGTATAATTGCGAAAATCCTAAGAGGAAACGCATATGATGGACGAAGGCAAAGTAAAAGGTATTATTGAGAACGAAATAGATAACTCTATTGGCTATCTTGATACCGAGACTACCGAAGATCGTAAGAGGGCACTAGAGTATTACTTACGCTATCCCTACGGTAATGAGCAGGAAGGTCGCAGCCAGATCGTAACTGGTGAGGTAGCTGAGGCTATCGATGGTGCATTGCCACAGTTAATGCGTGTATTTACGACTACCGAAGATATTGTCTATTTTGAGCCTCGTGGTCCGAAAGATGAGGAATCAGCTAGACAGGCTACGGATTACTGTAACTGGGCTTTCTATCGTGACAATGATGGGATGCTTATCCTTCACAACTGGTTTAAAGATGCTCTACTGCAAAAGGTGGGCGTAGTTAAGTCATATTGGGATCAGTCTACAGACGTAACGAAGGAAGAATACCAAAATCTGTCAGAGGATGAACTGGCTCTGTTGTTATCGGATCAGACTCTAAAAGTTACCAAACAGAAAATAGAATATACGGAAATGTCGGACATGATGGGTAATGTCATACAAATCCCTAAGTTTGAAGTGCAGGTACAGCGCATTAAAGAGACAGGTCAGGTTCGTATTGAGAACGTGCCTCCTGAAGAATTCCTTATCTCCAAGTCAGCTAAGACTATTGACCAAGCTAGTTTCGTAGCGCATCGTCGCTTGATGACTCGTTCAGAGTTGATTGCTATTGGCTACGATCAGGATACAGTTGACGATCTGCCAACTTATAACGATCTTGAGTTCAATGCTGAACGTATTGCTCGCTTCCCAAATGGTGAACAGCCGGATCAGAATACGTCTCTAGATTTCTCTATGCAGGTGCTAGAGGTATACGAGTGCTATATCCGTATTGATGAAGATGATGACGGTATCGCTGAATTGAGGCGTATTGTCTATTGCGGCTCTGAGATATTGGAAGATGAGGAAACAGACTATGTTCCATTTCACAGTATCTGTCCTATACCTGTACCGCACAAATTTTTTGGGCAAAGTCTGGCAGATCGGACGATGGATATTCAGCTACAGAAGTCCACGATTACACGTCAGAGCTTAGACAATCTGTATCTAACTAACAACAATCGAGTTGGTGCGGTAGATGGTCAGGTCAACATGGATGACTTGCTCAATGCTACTCCGGGTGGAATTATCCGTATCAAGAACCCTAATGCTCTGGTTCCGTTAACGGTTCAGAGTACATTCGGTCAAGCCATGCCAATGCTGGAATACTTGGATGCAGTTCAGGCTAAACGTACAGGCGTTAGCGATGCACAGCAAGGACTTGATCCAGACATTCTGAGCAATGTTACGGCTACTGCTGTGGCTGCGATGATGAAGTCAAACTCAGGCAAGCTAGAGTTAATCGCTAGAATTTTCGCTGAGACAGGCGTAAAGAGTCTGTTTAGAGGCATCTTGCACTTATTGGGCAAGTATCAGGACAAGCCTAGAATCGTTCGTATGCGTGGTAAGTACGTGACATTTGATCCTAGAACATGGGCTAACGAGTACGATATTAGCGTTAATGTTGGTCTAGGCTCAGGTGATAGAGATCAGAAGTTAGCTATGTTGCAGATGGTTCTAGCGAAACAAGAGCAGATCATCCAGCAGTATGGTCCGTCTAATCCATTGGTATCTGTGGCTCAGTACCGCAATACTCTAGCGAAGTTCATTGAGTCAGCAGGTTTCAAAGATGCTAACGAGTTTATGAATGAGATCACACCGGAACAAAATGCGGCATTGTCTCAGCCACAGCCTCCTACACCGGACGCACAGGCACAGATTGCTGAGATGCTGGCTCAGGTTGAAAGAGAAAAGACTCAGGCGAAAGCTCAGATCGATGCGGCAAAGCTTGACCTTGAGAAGCAAACACTTGAAGCCGAATATACCCGTAAAGGTATAGAGATGCAGATGAAGAACCAGAAAGACTCTGCTGAGCTACGTATTAAGGAGGCTGAGTTAGCAGTTAAGCAATTGCAAGCTGTGCTGGCTTTAGATTTGGCTGATGAGGACACAAAGAACAAGCAGACTGAGTTAACGCTAAAGGCTTTGCGCGAACTAGGCTCTCTGACTAAGGCTATGCAATGAAGAAATCAGATTGGGCTAACAACTTACTAAGAGACGATTACTTCATAGAGATGATGGAAGAACTCAGGGGTGTTGAGTTAGCCAAGTTTCTAAATAGTGATTATGCAGATGTAGAGGTACGTGAGCAGTCGTATTTGCGTCTCAGGGTTTTAGAGTCTATTGATAATTACATTCAAGGATTAGCAGATCAAAAGATTATTGACGAAAAAAAGTTAAAGATTTTGTAGTCCGAATCGTCCGGTTGGCGATATAATTAAGGAAACATAAATGAGCGATACTCAGAACACGACACCGGAAGGTAGTGGTGAGTTAACGGTAGAAGGTGCAGCTAACGCTTTCTTGAGCATGATGGATCGGGA